GTATCAATTGCGCCCATACTTTATCTCTGTGAAATGATTTGTCTGTTGGTGACAGAACCAGCCACCTTAATGGAATTGATCTTTGGTGATCCCACCGTCCTTGTCAAGATCATTGTTCCTGTAAAACCCCTGATACCACCAAGCCTACACCGAATACTCGCTGTCTCAGCTTCAGTAGCCGTGCTGGGGGCAAGCAATCCACCTAGCAAAGTAGTAGTTGTGCCTATGGTTTGGGCGTCATCTGGATCTTCAGCGGCAAATGCAATGTCATATTCCGAGTTCTGGCCGGGAAGAGACTGGATGTTGATCTGAGCGTCGGTGAATCGCTTGCGCTCCATTGTCCCAAGGTCGTATCCCCTAGTTGTAAGAGATGCATTGATTGTCGAAGACACGACATCCGCAGAGTTATCTACGTTCAGCGTGTCATTGGAGCTTTCAGATGCTTCGATTTGATGCAAACCACCATTGGAGGTCACGGCATAGATGTTGTTTCTCTCGCTAGCACTACCGATAACAAAGTCGCTAATCAAAAATCGAGAATCACCAAAGGTATCGAGTGACTCCCAGCCTTTGTTAAGGAAGTTATACACCAATATGGCGTTATTCCCATAGGAATCACCAGCCCCCGGCACAGAATCAAGTGGAACGGCAAGATAATACCTGTTCTCAAACAAGATACCTACTGCCCTGTCTGAGTAATCAGCGTTGATCCTGTCAATGTATGGCTGAATATTCTTAGACAGCGGCTCTTCGGTTCCTCGCAGGTTGTAGTCGTTGAGGAATTCAATACCATACACACCATCGTCGGACAAGAACAGCATAGCATTGCCGCGCATCACCACGGACTTGCGGGCTAGGCATCCAATCTCAGAGGTGAGTTCCTTGACGGTAACGTCTAGAAGGCTTCCAAGCGTCCCTTTGACAAGATGAAGGCTGTTCCTATTCAAGACAACCAATCCGTCGTCATAAAACCCGTGCATTCCAACTACATAGTCAGCAGTCCCACCACTTACACGGAATTGGTTCTCGATTTGGTCGAATGTAGTCGTGTCGAGGATGTCAGACACGGAAATCTCATCAGTGATCTTTCGACTTGTATATGTTGGCGTGTCAAATGTTCCTGACTGATCGTAATAAAACGGAACCCACAATCTACGTTGGAAGTGGATACCCCAAGGTGCGCCGGGTTGGTGCATGAACCCACCTCCTACGCTAAATCTACCACCGAACTCAAACGTGTCACCAGTAGTGTTTACGTTATAGTTGCCAATCGGAGCATACCACTTAATTGAGGTGGTTGTTGCCGTTACAACTTGATATTCTTTGCCAATCATTTCAGCAAAATCAACGGTTGTCGCTTGGCGAACGACGATAATATCTCCAGTTTTGATTGTAGTATTTCCAGTTACAGTGACAGTTACCAAGCCGTCTGCAACGTCCACGTCTCTTTCTGTGATATTAAATGTCTGAGGCTGGGTATATGCTCCACCCGGAGATAGAGTGAACCCATCTGTTGCCCCGGCAACTGTAGTAACAAACGTTGTGCCAGTCGAAATGCTTGCAGCCACAAACGTGAACGTGTCTTGGTCAACTACCGTGGCAACCGTATATGTCCCATTGGGAGGCGTTCCGCCAGTAAGACCTGCAACCGTAATTGAGGTTCCTACTACTAGTCCGTGTTCGCGGAGATTTACCGTGACAATAGTATCCGGACTAGCTGTTCCATTAGAGCTTGCCGAAATAATTGGCCGTCCATTTGGATACCACTCCAAGGCTTGTTGCCCGTCACGGAACAGCATCACCTTGTCGAACAACTGGATCATGTCGGTGTCGCTACCAAGGGATTGTCCAGCAGGATACGGAATGTCAGTAATGGCATACCCATCCAAGTCGATCTTCTTGGCGACTGTATCCAGAGCAATAATCACATACTCCTTGTTACTGTCGTTTGGATCGCTGAATAGGCAGGAAGCTCTGACATTGGCATTGGCGTCATCATTGATAGCCATTTGGGACAACGTCCCTGTAACGTCAGTTGGCGGGGTTGTTACCCCGGCAATCGTGTAGTCCAACGTGTTTACTCCAGAATAGGTAAGCACAAAGCTACCGTTAAACGACGCATCAAGGCCAGCAATCGTGGCTAATCCAGAATCCGCAGCAGAAAACCCGTGCGCTGTAACAGTAAGGCGAACAGTCCCCGTAACTGGGATTGTCACGTTACTGATTGTCTTTGGCGTATCAATCAGCAGGAAAGGCAACTGCAATGGGGAACCTCCCGTAGTCAACGCACCAGTCCTACTCACCACGTTCTTCCGTGGCTTCCAGTATCCCTCCATACGCCCATTCAACGACTCCCTCACCTCACCCTCTTGGAGTTGATTAAGCTGGAGCCTTTGATTCACGCGATCAAAGAAACGATCAGCAACCTCGCCAATCGCAGAATCCATCGCGCTACCACTCTGGGCAAACTGGGACATTAGGCGTAGTAAACGATCACCACACCGGATGTCAGAATCACTTGGCTGAAGTCACCACCAATGCCCAAGCCCGCAGGAAGCGTAATGGTCTGCAACCTCGATGCACCAGTGATGCTCCCAGACGCACTAGCCACAGTAGCCAGCACAGCGTCATTAACAACCTGAATCCAACGGATCTTGCCTGTATAAGTGGTAGCAGCAGTGGAAAGCACAATGCCTCCACCTTGGCCTTGCAGGTCGTAACTTACGGGACTAGACATAATATATTAAAGTATCACCAACGCAACACGCATTGGCTCAAACGCAAACTACCATATATCAACAACCTGTCAAGCACATCGTAAAGTGTGATACCATACACATAAATGGACGCTTTATGTCATATCCTGCACACCACAGCACATGGCCCCCTTTAGCCATTTTTTAAAAACGGACTAAAAGCTAATAGCCAGATTTGATTCCATAAACTCAAATGGATCTAAATCGCGTTTTCTGGAATTACATGAAAAGCAAGCAAACACAAAGTTTGAGACGCAATGTGCGCCTCCTTTGGACAGTGAGTCAAAGTGATCTAAGGTCAGCTTGCACTTTTTGCCGCAATAGTAGCAGCAATCTCCAGCATTCTTCCTCGCTTCTTCAACGATTTTCGGAGTAGCCTTAACTTCACAATTGTTTATCCTTGCCCTACGCACATGCTTGTAGTTCCTCTTTCCTTGTCTTTCATTCTCCTTGCGCTGCTCAGCTGTCAACAAAACACGCTTAGGGTGTAAAGACTTAGCCAATGCTGCCTCTTCTTTCTTCTTGGACTTTTCAGCCAGACGTTTGATCTTCTCGACACGTTCAGCCTCTCCCTTAATAGCCTTAGCCTCTTTACGCGCCTTGGTCTTAGCTTCATTTTTTTTTAGGTAATGTCTGCGCTGATTGTCTCGGCTTCTCTGGAACTTCTCTTCTGTCGTGAGAACCTTTTTCTTAGGAATTAGCAGCTTCAATCTTTCTCGCTCTTCACGAATATTCCTAGTTTCTTGAGCCCGTTTGGCAGACGCCTCTTTTTCCAACAACCTTGCTTTGACGTTAGCATCCATTACGGCCCTTTTCTCATACCATGAATTCCCCCTGATTTTTAAGAAGGCTTCCATTGTTGCCCAGTATTCACCGTTCTTAAAGCATGAGTTTTTCCCATTGTAAACTCGACCATCTTCTCTTACGTCTCCGATTTTGGGAACTCCAATTTTCTGCATGGGAAATAATTACATAAAATCATATTGGTGTAAAGAACTAAATAAAAATAACAAAGCCCCGGTAGAGCGTTTTTCCTTTGGCGACTAGACCGCTCCGGCTTTTTCCCTGACCACTGGATGCGATCCCCCCCCGCCCCCTATTGCACATGGCTTGCATTAGCACATGACTCGCGAATGAAACGCCTGTTTGAATCCATCGTTTGATTGAAGTGATCGCTTGCCGGTGAATCCTTAGCACGCTGGTAATGTATCGCCTGCCAATGTCGAACACTCGTTTGAATCACCTGCTTGTCTAGCCTATCGCATCGAGCTTACACCTGCTTCTTTGTTGCGTCTGTGTATTTCCGTGCCAAGTGACCTGATAGAGAGATGATAGATCAAAATCGCTTTGAATCGTCCGCCCTTGCCATAGTCCCATAATCACGCCCGACGCGTCACAGGCCATCCTCGCGCCATTCCCGTTTCAGGTGCTGTCTCATGTCCAAATCTAACCGAGCTTGACACGTTTTCGAATATCTGAGTATAATCCATCTGGAAGAGAGGCTAAGAATAGCGTTTCCTTCCACGTGACTATCGTGCGGGAGTGAGCCAGCGAACGAGCGGAACAGCAATGACCCCAGTGACATCAGCGTAGGCTCATGCTGCGAAGCGTAGCGAAGCAGGAACAGGACATGAAGCCTATTAATAGCAGCGAATGCTCCTATTAATATCTATGCGCGTTACGGATATTATATGGCGAGGGGAATGGATTTTGGGGCTTCCGCTTCATTCAGCGTCCTCGATTCATTTAATGGCTTGTCCTTCATTCCTCCTTCATTCGACAATACCCCATAAGCTAGCCATGATGGACCGTGGAGCTTGGAGTCTTGAGGGTGTTGCGCTGCTGCCAGTGTGACTA